GCCTCAGGGGCAGACGGTGCTGCTGGAGCCTCAGGGGCAGACGGTGCTGCTGGAGCCTCAGGGGCAGACGGTGCTGCTGGAGCCTCAGGGGCAGACGGTGCTGACACTGATACGGGTTGAACGTTGACATCACGCTTCGCCGCCAGTGCTTCCAGGGCAGTAGCGATACGCTCCAGTGAGTTCTCAATTGTCATGGTACATCTCCTTCATGGCATCGGTAGGGGTGATCTTGACGCGACCTTCGGTAGCGGCAATGACCAGTTCGCGCACTACGTCAGAGTGGCGGCGTTGCAGCTTCTCACTGCAATACTTACGGAATTCGTCCAGAGCTTCTTGCTCCATGCGGACAGTGAGGAATACGCTCATTGATTTACCCTTCGTGTTGGTGATGGTTTGACAATACGCCGTGACGTGGTACATTGTCAAACAACAATTGCACGTTGTCAAACACAGGCGATCACACATATGGTGTCCAACCACGAATTTTTAGGTGCCATCTTCGGCACCATGGTGGATGTTGCACACGTGACGGACTTCCGCCATGACCCCAGCAACATCCCACCGGAGCATCACTTGACAGCCTGGAAGGGTGACCACTTCAGCCGCTACCGCTTCCAGCAACCCAGCAACCAGTATTTCACGATCAGCACGTTCCACCCTGACGAGCGCGGCATAGCCCGTCGCCGCAAGGCGCTGTATAAGCAGACGCACTGCATCGTGCTGGATGATGTAAAAGAAAAGCTGCCCATGGAACAGGTGCGAAAGCTACCCCCACCTGGCTGGATACTGGAAACGTCACCGGGTAGTGAGCAGTGGGGCTACATCCTGGCGCAACCATGCGGTGACCGGGGTAGGGTAGAGAACCTGCTAGATGGATTGGTAGCAAACGGCCTCGCTCCTGAAGGTCGTGACCCCGGCATGAAGGGTGTCACCCGGTACGTGCGGTTGCCGGAAGGCATCAACAACAAGGCATCCAAGCTGGTTGATGGGCAGCCGTTTCAATGCCGCATGCTGGACTGGCAGCCGTTCAACACCACCACCCTTGAAGCCCTGGCGCTCCCCTTCGCGGTCGATCTTGACGCAGAACGCCGGGAAGCACGGGTGGATGGTGCCGCCAATGTAGCGGGTCATCCTTTGCTGGATGTGCCTGACATGATCCGCATTAAGGAGGTGCTCAGCGATGGCCGCTTTGACGTAACGTGTCCATGGGTGCATGAGCATACAGGCAGTGACGATAGCGGCACGGCGGTGTTCACCAACGCAGACGGGTCCATTGGCTTCAAGTGCCACCACGGGGCGTGTCAGACACGCACGGGGCGTGACCTGCTGGCGTGGATGGAAGATCAGGTTCCTGGCTTCGGCTCCCGGCTGACAAGTTGGAAGGCAACCCGCATGCTGGCGGACGTGAGCGAGGTGTCATTCCTTGGTGACACGCAGCAGAGCGAAAGCGTCAGTGAGCCTGCCTTGCAACAGCTATTCGACGCGGCAAGGCGTGAGCGTCACGATTCCCCTGAAGCCCGCGAGCTGGTGGCGTCCCTGCTGCGTGTCGTGGACGAGCTGCCGAAGATGGAGCAGATAGGTTGGCATAAGGACATTTGCGCCATGATGTTCTGGAGCCAGCGCGAGTTCAAGGACATTATCAAGGAGCTGCGTAGCGAGTGGTATCAACAGTCAAAAGCGGAAGTTAATTTCTTCGATGATGTGATTTACATTGCTGAAGCCAATCAGTTCTACGACCGTCGCAAGCGCATCTTCTACAGTGCCGAAGCCTACCAGAACACCTATGCCCACCTTGATCCTGATGCACGTAAGGAAGCCCTGATGGGCGGTCGTGTCACCAAGGTGGACAAGCTGGACTATGCCCCGAAAATGCCCCCGGTGTTCGAAGAAGGCGGGGTACGCTTCGGCAACTCATGGTGCAACCTGAACGAGATACAGGGCACACAGGGCGATTGCAGCAAGTGGCTGGAGCATTTCGACGTGTTGGGGTGGGGAGAGCAAAAAAAGCACATTCTCCAGTACCTGGCATTCACGCTGCTGTACCCAGAAAAGAAAATCAACCACATGTTGACGCTGGGTAGCGCGGAAGGTGGCGGTAAGGATTTTCTGCTGTACCCGTTCACGAAAGCAATGGGTGACCACAGCCACACGATCAGCGGTGACGAGCTGACGGAAGACTTCAATGACTACCTATTGAGCACCAAGCATCTGTCGGTCAACGAAACCGAATTGGGCGACCGGAAAGAGGCCTTGGCGATAAGCGCCAAGCTGAAACCCCTGGCAGCAGCCCCACCGGATAGGCTGCGTGTGAACCAGAAGGGCGTCAAGAAAGTGTCTGTGCGTAACCTGTTGAGTGTGACCATGACTACTAACAGTCAGTTGCCGTTCAGCCTCCAGGGGCAATCACGGCGCATCTTCGCTGTGTGGTCTGATATCAACACGCGGGATGCCAGTGGTGCCATGCGGCCTGAGTGGCTGGACTACTGGCAGGATCGTTGGGAATGGATGGAACAGGGCGGCTATGAGGCGTGCATCTGGTATTTGCGCAACTGCGTTGACCTGAGTGACTTCAAACCTGGCGCTCCACCGCCTGTGACTGAGTTCTTGCGCGATATCACCGAAGCGAGCAAGTCATCCCAGCTTCAGACGATGGAAGCGTTCATTGCTGCTGGCGCTGGGTCATTCAAAAGTGATCTGGTCACTGCCAGTGACGCAGTGGTGACGCTCAAGTGTGGCGAGATGATCCGTGCTGACCTCATGTACGCCAAGCCGGAATGGTTCACCCCGGTGAAGGTGGGGTTGCTGCTGCGTGAAATGCCCATGTCACGCAAGGTGCGGGTTTACGATGGGAAAGGACAGGTGTGGATGTGGATCATCCGTAACCACGACAAGTACGACAACATGAGCGGGAGTGAGATATGGACAGCGTATCAGGATCAAATGAGCGGCGTGGACAAGACAAAGCTGGCACTGGTGGCGGGGTGAAGACCTGTAAGCACTGCGGGACGACCTTTCAGCGACCTGACAGCGTGCCGATACCGCATGACCGGTGTCAGCGCTGTGACGAAGAGATAGGAGCATTGGGGCGAAAGGATGACCAGGGCAAGCCGATGATGGACCTCATACCGCCCAAGGCTGAGCTGGCGCTGGCTAACGTGCTGACGTTCGGCGCTGAAAAATACGGCGCGTGGAGCTGGTCACAGATAGATTACCTGGAGCGACGCTACATGGCCGCTACGATGCGTCACATCAACGCGCATCGGGCTGGTGAGGTGCTGGATCAGGAGAGTGGTCAACCGCACTTGGCGCATGCAATGTGCTGCCTTGCGTTTTTGATTGAAAAAAGTGCTTGACGTTTTGTTGTACGTTGTACCACAATAAAAACAGACAAAGGAGGCACACATGAAACAAGTTATCACCATCGCGGCGGTCATAGCAGCATTCGGAGCGGTAGGGGAAATGGATTACCGCGACGAACTGAAGCAAGAAAAGCAGTACCAAACCATGGTGTGTGAAGGCACGTGGCCCAACTACAAAGACCTGGAGGTCGATTGCAATGGATATTAACAGCATTCTGGAAAAGCACACAGCTTGGCTCAATGAGGACAGTGAATCCGGTGAGCGCGCTTATCTCAAGGGCGCTAATCTCAAGGGCGCTAATCTCAAGGGCGCTGATCTCAGGAGCGCTGATCTCAGGAGCGCTGATCTCAGGAGCGCTGATCTCAGGGGCGCTAATCTCGGGGGCGCTAATCTCAAGCGCGCTAATCTCAAGCGCGCTGATCTCTGGGGCGCTGATCTCTTGGGCGCTGATCTCTTGGGCGCTGATCTCAGGGACGCTGATCTCAAGCGCGCTGATCTCAAGAGCGCTAATCTCAGGAGCGCTAATCTCTGGGGCGCTGATCTCTGGGGCGCTGATCTCAGGGACGCTAATCTCAAGAGCGCTAATCTCAGGGGCGCTGATCTCTTGGGCGCTGATCTCTTGGGCGCTGATCTCATGGGCGCTGATCTCATGGACTGCAATGGCAACATGATTCACATCAAATCGGTGTTCTGTGAACATTACCCGGTGACCTACACTGCGGATGTGATGCAGATCGGCTGTGAGCGACACAACATCGCTGAATGGTGGGAATTTGACAATAATCGAATTTTGGAAATGGATGGAAAGACCGCACTCAAGTGGTGGCGCACCTGGAAGCCGATACTGCAACAGATCATTGAGACAGCACCTGCTGAGGCAACCGGAGACGACGCAT